CGCAAGGTCATGGCAGAATATTATCATCTGGCCAAATTGATTGGCAGACTTTAAAAAAACTTAAAAATTTATAAAAGTGGTAGAGAGCTAAATCTCCCCAGTGTGGTATTATATTTGTATATAACTGCTATACTGGGGACTTTTTTGAATTCAGAAAGGATATGATTGGATGTTGATAGGATGGCAAATGAGAAAAATTTAATACCAAATTCTGAACGAACTCCGAGCGAACTCCGAGAAATAACAAAAAAAGGCGGTATTAAGTCGGGAGAAGTGCGCCGTCAAAAAAAGACCCTTTCTGAATTAGCAAAAATGATAGCTGAGAACCCTGCTCCGACTGCTGCAAAGAAGAAACTCACAAAAATGGGAATATCTGATGAGGATGCAAATAACAATGCCTGTATTGTAGCTGCCGTATATAATAAAGCCATCAAAGGAAATATGCAGGCAGTGGACAAATGGGAACAGTTGGTAGCCGTATCAAAATCAGACGAAAGCAAATATGAGCTTCCTGCCAGAGTGCTTGGTAAGGCATTCGTGGATATTAACCGGCAAATCAAGCCTAATATCGAATATGTATTCGAGGGTGGTCGAGGCGGTCTGAAATCTTCATTCGTAGCTTTTAAGATTGTTGAACTTATTAAGAACAATCCTCAGATGCACGCCTGCATTACAAGACAGGTGGCCGGTACTCTGAAAGATTCCGTATATGCTAACATGAAATGGGCTATCAACGAACTTGGACTGATGGAAGAATTTGAATGTAAGGTGTCGCCGCTTGAAATCAAATATATTAAGACGGGGCAGACAATATACTTCCGTGGTCTGGACGATGAAACCAAGCTGAAATCCATTAAGCCGGAATTTGGCTACATTGGAATCCTCTGGAAAGAGGAAAAAGATCAAATGAAGGGAGATGCTCAGGAACGTTCTGTTAATCAGTCAGTGCTTCGTGGTGGCGACGAGTCCTATGATTTTTCATCGTATAACCCACCAAAATCAAAATCAAACTGGGTAAACAGGATTAAGCTCATGCCTAACCCAAAAAGAGTTATCCATCATTCGAGTTATCTGGAAGCTCCGGCGGAGTGGCTCGGACAGAAGTTTATTGACGATGCAGCACATCTGAAAGAAATCAATCCAGAAGCCTATGAACATGAATACCTGGGTGTCCCGAATGGTGACGGCGGAAACGTATTTGAGTATCTGGAAATCAGAGATATTACAGACGAAGAGATCAGCCACATGGACCGCATTTTCGCTGGTGTAGATTATGGATGGTACCCGGATGCCTTCTGCTATCTCCGAACTTATTATGATTCTGCCAGAGAGAAGATATATCTGATTGACGAGCTGTATGTAAATAAATGGAGCAACTCTAAGACTGCTGATTGGATCAAGAAAAAAGGCTATGACGATTACACAATGATATGTGATTCTGCGGAACCTAAGTCTGTGAATGACTTCCGGGATGCCGGACTTCCTGCAAGAGGAGCAATCAAAGGACCGGGAAGTATCGAGTATGGTTTCAAATTCTTACAGACAAAGACTATAGTCATTGACCCGAAGCGAACACCGAACGCATATAAAGAAATCACAGAATATGAGTACGATCGGGACAAAGAGGGAAATGTAATAAGTGGTTATCCTGACGGAGATGATCATGCAATCTCGGCACTTAGATATGCTTATGAGCCGTTGTTTAACAGGAGAGGTTACAGTGCATAATGGGACTTATAACAACACTAAAAAGGTGGTTTAATATGATATTCAAAAAACAAGCCGAAGAGGACTTCAACATTCAGGCAGCAGAATTTCCAGAGATGGAATCGCTGATTAACCGGTGTGCGAACATTTACAGAGGTACGCCGGAATGGCTGGATGATAAGAATAATATCAAGACGATCAATTTTGCTAAATCTGTCTGCTCAGAAACAGCTCGGCTCGCAACGCTGGCGATCGGCATTCAGATAGACGGTTCTGCAAGGGCTACGTGGCTACAGGAACAGATCGACAAGGTATATTTTCAAATCCGTCACTGGGTAGAATATGGCTGTGCTTATGGAACAGTATTTATTAAGCCAAATGGTGAAAGCATTGACGTATTTACTCCGGCAGATGTGATGATCGTGGACTATGATAATCAGGAAATTAAGGGAATCATATTCAAGGATTCTTATACTGTTGGACGGAAATACTATACACGGCTTGAATATCATAGATTTGTTGAGACTACCGTGGATGGCGTGACGACCTATCCGTACTACGTTTCTAATAGAGCCTATGTGTCAAAATCCCCTCAGTCAATCGGTGATAAGATTGACCTTAAACAGACCAAATGGGCTGACCTTATGGCAGATACGCCGCCGATTCTCAAGGCAAATGGAGAGAAGCTGGACGGGCCTCTGTACGGAGTACTGCGGACGCCGCAAGCGAATAACGTGGATATTAATGCACCATTGGGATTGCCGATTTTTGCCGAAGCTATCGAGGAGTTAAAAGACCTCGACATTGCATACAGCCGTAATGCCGGAGAAATATTTAATTCTCAGAAGATTGTTCTGGCAGATGATAGACTGCTGATGCCAAGCGGTACGCCTGTATCAGCCATGTCGCCACAAGGTATGGAGAACAGGCGAAATGAGATGAAATTGCCGCACTTTGTCAAGAATGTATTCGGACAGGACGAGAAAGAGTTTTACCAAGAAATCAATCCGCAACTCAACACGGATACCCGCATAAGTGGCATAAATGCCCTTTTAAGCCAGCTGGGGTATAAGATTGGATTCTCCAATGGGTATTTTGTTTTCAATGAATCTAGCGGCATTCAGACAGCTACAGGAGTAGAAGCAGAACAGCAGAGGACAGTCCAGTTTATCAAAGACGTTCGAGACAAACTGGAATCCTGTCTGAACGAAGTAATCTACGCACTGAACGTTTACGCTGACCTGTACGGGCTTGCACCTGTCGGAGCTTACGAGGTCAATTATGATTTCGGGGACATCCTGTATGTACGTGAAAATGACCGTGCGAGATGGTGGCAGTATGTGACTACTGGCAAGGTTCCGGCATGGTTGTATTTTGTAAAATTTGAGGGAATGACTGAGGAAGAAGCGAAAGCAATGGTTGAAGAAGCCCAGCCAGACGAGCCAACATTATTTGGAGAGGAGTAAAAAGATGGCAGATAAACCAATAACAAGGGAAGAAAAATATCTTGCGTACTTGACAGGCGATTACACGGGCGAACTCCCAAAGCCAATCACAAGAAAAGAGAAGTATTTATACGAATTATGTTTGAAAGGAATAGGCGGTGAGATTTCGCCAGAAGAAATCAAAGCCGCAGTAAATGAGTACCTTGAAAAGAATCCAGTCAAGCCCGGAGCCACGACAGAACAGGCACAACAGATCGAGCAGAACAAGACGGATGTTGCTTCGCTAAAGGAAGATATATCCAACAAGATCACAAAATTCTATGCATCGAATCAGGGTGAAGCTCATATTACTGATTCTGATAATGGAAAGATTCAAGATATGATGCTATATGGCAAATCATCACAGGATGGAACGCCAACGCCAGAGAATCCAGTTGAGATTAAGAGCGTGGTGAATCCTACAGTTAAAGTAACAAATGAAGATGGATTAAAGGTTCAATCTGTTACGCTTAACAATGTCACCCTTAACGCAATTCCAGTTTCAAGTGGTGGTAACGTCACAATCGACGGAAAGCAGTATATTGCGGATTACGTGGATGTGGAGAGGGGAAAGTATGTTCAAATGATACAGACAGACAAAGTTCAAAGCAACATAACGTGGAACATCCAGAAGCAACAAAAAGGGTATTCGCTTGGGTATACAGGTTTATACAAAAATGGTATACCAACGAATAAACCCGGAATGGGGAAGACATGGAAAAGCAATGTAGGAGATTCATCGGGTGCATGGAGTAATGCTTTTTCGTTTGGACGAAGTGATGTATTCTGGATTGTCCCATACAAGAATGACGGAAATATTACATCGAACGATATTAATGCATGGCTTGTGGAGCATCCAATGGATATAATGTATCCACTTGTAGAACCCATCGAAACCGACCTAACACCAGAAGAGAATGAAGCATTTAAGGCACTTGTCACCAACTACCCAGTAACCAACATCAGCGTCACATCCGACCAGTTAGAAGGATATACAGTATTTAACTATCCGATTAGTATGGCTAATGGATGGAACTATGTAAAACAGCAGTTAAACGACAACCGAGATTATATCTATGATATGGACTTACAATCAGCAGAAGCCTATGTCAACAGTGAATACGCAGTAGCACTTACAGAATTGGAGGTGTGATTATGTTATATAGAACATTACTGAAACTTAAAGAAAGAAATGGACTGACAGATGATTTGAAAAATAAGATTGATATTTTCTTTGCAACGGGAAGGATTACAGAGGAACAGTACAATGAGCTGATGGATGTTAATAAGGAAGAAGAACCGAAATCAGTAACTAATTAACTAAAGGAAGCTTTAGTTAACCAACAAAAAACCAAAACATGTACCACGACTTTTGACGAAAGAGGTGATATACTATGCTTAGTCCTGAATATTTACGCCGGATAACAGAGGGCAGCGAACAGATTGCGGAAGAACTGCATCAGTATATCATATTCGAGATCGTGTCAAGGATGATGGCAAGAATTGGCAGAGGTGAGGATTATATTCTGACCAATGCTGATGCGTGGAGAATCAGAACGCTACAGGAATCCGGCGAACTGCTAGAGGACATTCTAGCGGAATTATCCAGATACACTAAACGTGAACAGCAGGAACTTCTTGAAGCGTTTGAAGATGCCGGAATCACTGCGATGGACTACGATGATAAGGTATATAAGGCGGCAGGATTAAGCCCTGTACCGCTCGAACAATCCCCGGCTATGATAAGGCTCATGGAACGGAATATGCTTGCGACTATGGGTGAGTGGAAGAACTTCACGAGAACAACTGCAAGTGCCGCTCAGAGGCTTTATATTGATCAATGCGACCTTGCATACAATCATGTAATGACTGGGGCAGTTGGATATACGCAAGCCATCAAAGAAGCAGTTAATAACGTTGTGAGTGATGGTGTTACTGTCACATATCCATCCGGCAGAAAAGATACAATTGAAACAGCGGTTGCACGCTCTGTCAGAACTGGCGTGGCTCAGGCTACTGGAGATATATCCCTCAAACGCATGGAAGAAATGGGCTGGGATTTAGTTCTGGTCAGTGCTCACATGGGAGCCAGAACAGGTGACGGCGGTGAGAACCCGGGAAATCACTCATGGTGGCAAGGCAAGATATACTCTCGTTCTGGCAAGAGTAAGAAATTTCCGCCGTTCTCATTGACCGGATACGGAACGGCAAGTGGACTGTCAGGGGTCAACTGTCGGCATAGTTTTGGGGCAAGCGACGGAGAATTTAATCCTTATGCAGGATTATCAGCACAGGACAAAGCCAACAAAGGTAAACAGTACGAAAAAGAACAACGACAACGTACTTATGAGCGGAGAATTCGCAAAACAAAGAGAGAGGTTCTTGGACTACAAGCAGGAGTTGACAATGCACCAAATGAAAAGGCAAGGTTCGCACTCCAACAAGATCTTGACCGGAAGTCTTATCTTTTGCAGAAACAAAATGCTGCATACAAAGATTACTGCAAGCAGAACGACCTGAAGGAACTGAAAGACCGGCTCATGATCGCTAAGTGGAATCGTCAGAACGCCGCAAAAGCCAGAGGAGCGGCAAAACGATATAAGACAGCAAAGGGGATTGACTGATGGATAGATGGGAATATTTCAATCCTAATCCTGTTAAGGACAAGAGAACGGGAGATTGCGTTGTCCGGGCAATATGCAAGGCGACCGGATTCGACTGGGAAACAGTATTCGCCGAATTAATGGTACAGGCGTGTACTCTGTCAGATATGCCATCGGCTAATTACGTTTGGGGAGCGTATCTCTATAAGCATGGATACAGACGCAAGCTAATTGAACAGTCAGAACGATATATCTATACAGTCAACGACTTTTGCGCAGATCATCCGACAGGCACATACATTCTCTGCATAGATGGTCATGTAGTGACGGCACAGAATGGAAAATATTTCGATACATGGGATTCCGGAAATGAGATCCCGGTATATTACTGGGAAAAGGAGAATAAATGAGCATATCAGAATTTGTACAGATTTTTCTCTCTATCTGCGGAGGGGTGTCCATTGTTGGAGGGGCGGCAGCTGTAATCTTTAAGTGGATTACTCCAGCATTCCGACTTAATAAACGAGTAGAGACACTGGAAGAACATGACAAACGAGATTACGAGAGCCTTCGGAGAATCGCAGAACGAGATTCATTAATTCTGGAAGTGTTATCAACCATGTTGGACAGTCAGATTAGTGGAAATAACGTCGAAGAATTAAAAAAAACAAAACAGAAGCTTACAAATTATCTTGCACAGAATCAGCGCTAATTGCATTAATAAGAGGTATGCTCATGAAATTATATGTATTCACAAAGAAAGACATAGACAGATTCTTAATAGAGTGTAATTTTACACCGGATGAAGAAATGCTGTTCCGGCTGAGATGTAAGGAATATACACTCGAATACTGCGCTGAACAGATGAACGTGAGTATATCCACGGCGAAGCGGTTAAGCCGGAGGGTGAACAATAAAATAATTAAAGTGTGCTGATACTTTTTAGACACTAATTAGAGCCAGAAACGAACTGTTTCCGGTTCTTTTTTATGCAAAAATATAATCAGAAAGGCGGTGCATAAGATGGCATTATATAACAATCCTTATCAATATAGCTTCGGCGTTCCGGGACAGATGAATCAGTTCCAGCAGCAGCCTGTCCAGATGTCAGCTCAACCAGTACAGCAACCCCAACAGAACAACAATGGCATCCTGTGGGTATCTGGCGAAGTTGGTGCAAAATCCTATCTGGTAGCACCCGGCACAAGCGTCCTGCTGATGGACAGTGAAAGCGAAAAGTTCTACATAAAATCCACAGACGTTTCTGGTATGCCACAGCCATTACGGACATTTGAATACCATGAAATAGGCACTCAGATGCCACCTAAACAGCCTGCTCAGAACATGGACAATAAATATGTCACCAGACAGGAATATGACGATTTAAAGGCCAAATGTGACGCTATAGCAAACCGATTAAATTCATTTTCTGAACCTGTTAGGGCTAATACCGTACAGGAATCAGCGACCAAGGGAGGAAATGCAGATGAGTAATCCATTATTTAACGCACTTGGCGGTGGGATGCCGCAGGGAAATGGACCAATGCAGATGATACAGCAGTTTATGCAGTTTAGGCAGAATTTTAAGGGGGACCCGAAAGCAGAAGTTGAGAAGATGCTACAGTCTGGACGGATTTCTCAGCAGCAACTTAATCAGGTCCAACAGATGGCAGGACAATTCCAACATATGTTGAAAAGAATGAAATAGTACATTGCAATCTGGCCAGATTGATGTAAATACAAAAAAGGAGTTTTTATTATGGATGGAAATTATAGTTTAGCAGATATTGCCGCTGCTACTGGAAATGGTAGAAATAATGACGGCATGTTTGGCGGAGATGGTAGCTGGTGGATTATTGTTTTATTCATTTTTGCTTTCTTCGGATGGGGAAACAACGGATGGGGCAATAACGGCAATGGCGGCGGATATGCAGCCACGGCAGCTACTCAGGCGGATATTCAGAGAGGATTTGACAATTCCGCAGTAATCAGCAAACTTGACGGAATCAATAGCGGCCTGTGTGATGGCTTCTATGCCATGAATAACGGTATGCTTACCGGATTTAATGGAATCAACACAAACATCATGCAGACCGGCTTTGGCATCCAGCAGGCTATTAATGCCGATACTGTAGCGAATATGCAGAATACCAATGCGCTCCAGGCACAGCTTGCAAACTGCTGCTGTGAAACAAGGGAAGCAATCCAGGGCGTAAACTACAATATGGCACAGAATACCTGTGCATTGCAGAACACCATGAACAGTAACACAAGAGACATTATTGACAGTCAGAACGCCGGAACAAGAGCAATTCTTGATTATCTGTGCAACGAGAAGATTTCCAACTTACAGGCTGAAAACAATGATCTCAGACGTGCTGCTTCTCAGGACCGCCAGAGCGCACTTCTCACAACTGCAATGGCTTCTCAGACACAGCAGCTCATTAATGCGATCAATCCGGCACCGATTCCGGCATATCAGGTTCCTAACCCGAACACATATTACGGATGTGGATGCAACACTGGATGTAATTGCTGATAACTTCATATCGAGAGTATCTTTCGATTGATTCGAATGTCGGCTTATGCCGTATTACACAGAGGGGCAGGCTGAGACCTGTCCTTTTGTGATATGAAAGGAGTATTTTTATGGCAGAATTTACAAATGTAGCTGCTCAGACTGTAGCAGCAAATGGAAACGTAGTATTTTCAAACACAGCAGTCAAAGGTTCTAACTGTATTCAGCACAGAGAGGGAAGCGGAATCATTACCCTGAGAGGGCTTACTAACCAGTGTAAAGCGAGATTCTTTGTGGATTTTTCCGGTAATATCGCAATTCCAACAGGCGGTACTGTCGGAGCTATTTCTCTGGCTATTGCAATTTCTAGTGAGCCGGTTCTTTCTTCACAGATGATTTCCACACCGGCAGCAGTAGACCAGTATAACAATGTGTCCACGGGCATCTATATTGATGTACCTCGCGGATGTTGCGTTAATATCGCAGTAGAGAACACAAGCGACCAGGCAGTATCTGTTGCGAACGCAAATATTGTCGTGACTAGAGAAGCGTAGGAGGTGTGATTATGAGAGATATTAAAGACTTATGCGCAAGAATTGAAGACGAGCTGTCCAAAATCGCTGACAATGGACTGACCACCGGAAATCTGGAAATGACATACAAACTGATTGATATGTACAAAGACATAAAGAACACGCAGTACTGGGACAAGAAAGTGGAGTACTATAACACTGTCCTTGATGAGATGCGTGGCGGATACAATGACGATTACAGCGAACGCGGAAGAAAGCGCGACAGCATGGGGAGATACAGCGCAAATGACGGCAGAATGATGCCGGATTATGACCGAGGCAGTTCTTATGCCAGACGTGGTGAGCATTATGTTAGAGGACATTACAGCCGCTCTGACGGACGAGATGCTTATGACGACTATATGACACAGAAACAGAGCTATCGTTCCGGCAAGTCTGAAGACTGCAAAAGAAAGATGCTCGCCGCATTGGAAGAACATCTGGACGAACTTACAACAGAAATGAGTGATATGTCCAAGGATGCAGAGTGCCGGGAAGAACGTGATCTTGTCAAGAGATACGTAGAAAAACTCCGTGATATGCTCTAAAAACACAAAAGTGGTAGAGAGGTAGTTAAAAGAAATCTGTTATAATGTAATTGTGCAGCAGGAAGCACAAGTAAAACGGTTGTTTTTGACATTTTCGTTTTAATCCTCCTTTCTTTAATTTAGTAGCTGGTACGCACGCTTTAACGGAAAGTTGAACAGGTTCGAATCCTGTCGTGCGTATTTGCCATCTGGCACGCAAGATGGCTCACCTCCTTGATTAAGGTTTTTGTTATTCATACTTTTCTTTTAAAAAAGAAATAAATATCCGAAACAACTCGTGGCAGGCATGACACGTTAAACACCTTGCTAACCCGGGAATCCGGGTTATGTGGAATGTACGCTAGTGGAAAACTGACAGAGTCGCACTCTGGTCTCCGGTTCGATTCCGGGCGCTCCGCTTTAATCCGCTTAGAGTTAAGCTGTTTGTATACAGGTGGTCTATGTCTCAGGTGGATTTACGCTATAGCGAAAGAAGTGAAATTCACCCCAGTTTCTTTTTTAGAGGGTTGGCCGTTATAGGCGGCATGGAATGTAGCTCAGTGGTAGATCGCACTGTAAATGTGAGGTCGCAGGTTCGATTCCTGCCTTTCCGATTACCTTGCCAGTGGTCTAACTGGCTTAATCCATTTACCTGCGGCGGCAGGTCAATAAACACGACCAGGAGGATGTTATGCAGAAACTTATTGACACTTTAAAATCATTTGGAATTGAAATCCCGGAGGATAAACAGGCAGATGTAAAGAAAGCACTTTCTGAGAATTACAAGAATACAAAGGAAGTGGCGAAAACTCTGTCGAAAGTCGAGGGTGAACGCGATAACTGGAAAGAACGCGCTGAGACAGCAGAGGAAACCTTAAGAGGCTTTGATGGTATCGACCCGACAAATATTAAAAGCGAGTTAGAGACTTGGAAACAGAAAGCGGCAGATGCAGAGAAAGAATTCAATGCAAAAATCTACGACCGTGATTTCTCAGATGCTCTGAAAGCGGCACTCGACGATGTTAAATTTTCAAGTGAAGCTGCAAAGAAGTCTGTTATGGCAGACATTAAAGAAGCAGGTCTTAAGCTGAAAGATGGTAAAATCCTTGGATTAAATGACCTGATCGAACAGATGAAGCAGTCTGACGCATCCGCTTTTGTAGATGAATCTCAGCAGCAGGCTCAGCAGAACCAGGCAAGATTTACCACTCACGTTGGACAGCAGCAGACACCGGGAAGCATGACAAAGAAAGATATCGAAGCGATCAAAGACCCGTCCGAGAGACAGGCTGCAATTGCTCAGAACATCCAGTTATTCCAGTGATTTTTTACACCGACTATACGACAGAGTATAGCCACTAACCCAATGCCTTAATAATTATGGGTAGAAAGGATTTTTATATGGCAGCAAAAGCTAATCTTATTATGAATAATGATATTCAGGTCACAGCACGTGAGATTGACTTTGTAACCAGATTCGAAAGAAACTGGCAGCACTTACGTGACATTCTGGGTATCATGAGACCTATCAAAAAACAGCCGGGTGCTGTACTCAAGTCCAAATACGCAGAGGGTACTTTACAGAGTGGAAAAGTTGGTGAGGGCGAGGAGATCCCTTACAGCAAATTCGTTGTAAAAGAAAAGAACTATGCGGAAATGACTATCGAGAAGTACGCAAAGGCTGTGTCTATCGAAGCAATCAAGGATCACGGTTATGAGAACGCCGTTCAGATGACTGATGATGAATTCCTTTTCCAGCTTCAGACTGATGTTACTAGCAGATTCTATGACTATCTGAAAACCGGCACACTTACTTCCACAGAAACTACTTTTCAGATGGCTCTGGCAATGGCTAAAGGTCGGGTTGAGAACAAATTCAAACAGATGCACAGAAATGTGACTGGCGTTGTTGGATTTGCCAATATTCTGGACGTATATGAATACCTTGGAGCAGCTGAGATTTCTATTCAGAACCAGTTCGGATTCCAGTACATGAAAGATTTCATGGGCTTCAATACTATTTTCCTGTTATCCGACAGCGAGATCCCGAGAGGAACAGTTATTGCTACGCCTGTTGAGAACATTGTTCTGTACTATGTAGACCCGAACGAATCTGACTTTGCAAGAGCAGGACTTGTATACACTGTATCTGGCGAAACAAACCTGATCGGATTCCATACGCAGGGCAACTACCACACAGCAGTGTCCGAAGCGTTCGCAGTTATGGGGCTTACTCTTTTTGCGGAGTACATTGACGCAATCGCAGTAATCACCATTGATGAGACACCAACACTTGGTACTCTGACAGTAACATCTGCGGCAGGAACAGTAACTGGTGATACAAAAATCACTGTAAATCCGGCTAAGGAAAACTCCAACAACGTATACAAATACAAAGTTGCAACAGACGCAGTAGCTGTTGGATATGGACAGAACCTCAGGAACTGGACTTCTTGGGACGGAAAAGCTGACATCAAGGCGGCAACCGGACAGAAGATCACAGTAGTTGAGTGCGATGGAACATACAAGGCACTGAATGCCGGAAGTGCGAGCGTAACAGCAAAATCATAAACACAGGAGGTAACTGGCATGGCTTATGCAGATTATAAATTCTATACAGAATCATTCGGCAATGTCGTGCCAGAATCCGACTTTCCACGGCTGGCAGAAAGAGCCAGTGATTTTGTGGACACAATGACATTTGACAGGTTGGTGGATGGACTGCCAGAAAATGAACGCTCACAGAAGCGCATCAAAAAGGCGGTCTGTTCATTGGCTGAATTAATGTATCAGATTGAGCTTGCTGAAAAGAATGCTATCAATCAGGCATCGGCAAATGTAACCGACATAAATGTCGGGAACATCTCAACAGGCATTGTAACATCTGTATCTTCTGGCAGTGAATCCTTCTCTTACGCAACACCTCAACAGATTGGGGCGAGTGCAAAAGAATGGAGCGCGGTATATGCCGCCGCCGGAGATGCGCAGAAAACGAACGACTTACTCTTAAAGACGGCTTTGCCGCTTCTGATGGGAGTAAGGACGGATGATGGCATACCGATTTTATATGCAGGATTTCAAGGTTGATATCTTAGGCTCTGAATGGAGCGTGAAGTTCGGGAACAAGAAACAATATCCGAGTCTGACAAATGCAGATGGCTATACTGATTTATCAACACGGGAAATTGTGGTTGATGACATGGAGACATCGCAGGGACAGATTGGAGTAAAAGCAGACCTTAAAAGTTATCAGAAGCAGGTTATTAGGCACGAAATCATCCACGCATTTCTGATGGAATCTGGACTTGATTCTAATTCAAATAGTGCTGACAGCTGGGCTACAAACGAAGAAATGGTTGACTGGTTTGCTATTCAGTCACCAAAAATTTTTAAAGTATTCAATGAACTTAAATTGATGTGAGGTGATAATAATGGACATTACAACATTAGGCTCATGTATAGCAATCGTTATGATTTGCTACATCGTAGGAATGGGCTGTAAGGCATCAAAAAGAATCTCTGATGAATGGATTCCGGTGATCATGGCGGTTATTGGTGGGATTCTCGGAGCGGTCGGAATGGGCGTTATCCCAGATTTCCCGGCATCGGATTATATCACGGCAGTTGCAGTCGGTATGTTTAATGGATTGTCGGCCACTGGCGTGAATCAGGTTATTAAGCAAAGTATTATGAAAGAGTGATTTTATGGGTGGACGTGGTGGAAGCAGTGGATTAAACAACGAGAAGCCAGTTTCTAAGTTAATGTCAAAAGTATATTTCAACTCTGCAAAGAAAAGTGACGCACTCAGAGGAAGTGAAATTGTCAAGAAAGACAATAAACTCGAGAAGGTCATTAATTCAGAAAACACTAGCTATTTTAAGTCAATCAAGACAAAGAGTGAAGCAGTAAAGACAATGAATTATATAAATGACAGATTGAGTGAGAGTAAAAGGAAAATCGCAAAACTTGGAAGTGCAGAGGCGTTATTTAAAAATCAAAGACTTGCTATAGAACATCGAAAATTAGTCAATGCCAGTACAGCCATGAGAGATGAATTGCACAAATTTTCAAAGGCTTCTGAAAAAGGCGATACAAGTGCTTTGCACGATACAAGCCGTACTACCACCACTTATGACAGAGCCAGAAAGCGCAGAATGAAAAACTTTGATTCGTGGTTCTTTGGAAGTGGAAAGAAGTAATCTATGGCAAACCGAGAGACGAGTATAGCTTACGAAAATCTAAACCGCCGTATCTTTCCCGGCGTTGGTGAATACGGCATACCGCAGTTAGAACCGGAATTATTCGAGGGTAACTGTGAGTTTGTCGGATTCAATTACGCAAGAGGTAAATGCAGTAATCCAGAAGGGAAAGCGGTTCATTTCTTCCTGGATGATTACCAGTTTGACGCATTATGGAGGAATCCAGACAGATATGTTGATAAGCTGAGCCAATTCCGGTATGTTCTAACACCGGATTTTAGTACCTACACCGATTTCCCAAAAGCTATCCAGATTTATAATCATTATCGCAAACATTGGATTGGCGCATATCTGCAAGAATATGGTTGCAATGTAATTCCGGCAATCTCATGGAGTACGCCAGATTCTTACGATTGGTGTTTTGACGGTGAGCCAGAGGGCGGAACGGTTGCGGTAAGTTCGGTTGGATGCATGAACAGTTTAGGCAAAAAACGCCTATTCTTATCTGGCTATAATGCTATGATTGAACGATTGCATCCAGAAAGTATTATTTTCTACGGAAAAGTCCCGGAAGAGTGTAAGGGTAATATTGTTAGAATTAAGGCATTTTCTGACAAATTTAACGAGGTGAAGTGTAATGGGTGGTAGAGGCGGCACAAGCGGTTTCGGAAGTGGAAGTGTTGTCATACATAAGCAAGCCGAGCCAAACAAACAGGGCTATTCCTATTATATGACTGGAACAAGAAATGTAATATCGAACTGGGACGATGAGGGTAATTATCATGCCAAGGGAATCTCCAAGAAAGAGGATGTTAGACAACGCTTTGACAGCGTAGAAGAAGCCATTAAATACGCAAAGAAGAACAGATATAAATATTTAAAACTGTAAAAAGGAGGGTATCATGTATGAAAAAACAGTGACGATTTTCAATTATTACGAAAGCAAAACGACTGGAGATGCGTACTGGTATCCTCATGTTTTATCTGGCGTCGACCTCGTTACCGACAAAGGAGCAATCCTTAAAAAGTACGGGCCAGACGCAACAGACAACGCACAGTTGCACGTACGCTATACCGCCCAGAATGGCGATATAACAATTATTGACAAGGATGTCAAGATTCTCCCATGGGTACCGCCTAAGGAGTGGAAAAGACAGATTAACAACGCTCTGGAGGATACTATTACATTCTCAGATGAATCATTCTTCTGGGAGGGTGAGTGGACTGGTGGAACGGTATCTGATGGTGATTATCGGAATGGATTCTACCAGTACATGAATGAGAACAAGGACAACGTGTTTAAGATTACCAGTGTAGGCGGTCCGTATACGCTGATTCCACATTTTGAGATTCTGGGTAAGTAATATGAGTAAGATTCATCATTTCAAAGGATTCTCCATAGTCGATGGAGATATGAAAATCAAGCTGAATATGGACAGGTTTTCCAGACAGTATCAAGAAGCCCAGTATCTCCTTGACGGAATGGTTATGGACAGCATGGTTCCATTTATGCCAATGATTACCGGAAATTTTATCAATCGGACAAGAGTTGAGAGTACATCTTTGCAAGGAACTGGGAAAGTATGCGCGGCGGCGGCTCCTTATGGGCGTTTTCTGTACGAGGGGAAAGGAATGGTTGATGAAGCAACTGGAAGTCCCTACGCAAGACGTGGAGCAAAGAAAGTTCTCGTTAGTCAGTTTTCTGGCCGGACAGCCGCAAAGGAAAATCTTGAATACACCAAACAGGCTCACCCACGGGCACAGGCAAAGTGGTTTGATGCCGCTAAACGGCAATATGGTGACACATGGGTTCGCAAAGTAAAAGCACAGGCAGGAGGTGGCAGGCATAGCAGATAAACCTATCGGAAAAGACGCAACCGGATACGAAATTCTGACAGATGCCATGAAAGCACTTCTGAACCAGTATCCGGGACTGTATGAAAATGAAACAATCAAGTTTGAAGAACTTGGCAAGGAATCAGGAATTGCGTTCTCGGCAGATAATGGAGCTTTGATTTATTCAGAAAAAGAAGATGTTTGTGGCGTAATGCACCAGGTATGCCAGTACCCATTTTACGTGGTATATCGCACAGCATCCGACAAGGAAAGGCAGAAGCTATCCGTTCAGAAGTTCCTAGATAATCTCGGTAAATGGATATGCCGAGAACCAGTTATCATAAATGGCTCTGAGACACGTTTAAATGCGTTTCCTGAGCTTTCTCAGGGGCGAGTGATAAAACGTATCACCCGTGATAATTCCTATGGTTTAGAACCACAGGAGAGTGGTGTACAGGATTGGTTATTACCATTAACGGTACGCTACGAAAATACTTATGAAGTAATATAACAAGTAACAGCCAGCTATCAATCGGAGATAGTTGCTAACCTACACAGCCTTTTAAAAGTTATAGGCAGAAAGGACATTTCTATGGCAGTTACAGGCAAAATTGACCGTAAATATATGGCTCATTATATCGATGCAGGTTCTCTCTGTGGAGGACTGACACCGAAGTATGAACGTCTTGGAAAAGATCTGGAAGAGTACAATGTTGAACTCAATCCAGACACCGAAACCTCTAAAAACATTCTTGGAGAATCCACATTCAAACATAACGGCTACGAAGTTTCTTCTGACGCTGATCCATTCTATGCAGACACTACTTCTGATCTGTTTACAGCATTACAGAAGATTGTAGATGGACGTCTCAAAGACGATAACCTCAAAACAAAAGCAGTTGAGGTTCACCTTTGGACAGAAGCCACAGCAGGCAAGTATGAAGCATATCAGCAGGACTGCTACGTTGTGCCGACCTCCTACGGCGGTGATACATCTGGCTATCAGATTCCGTTTACCGTCAATTATACCGGCAAACGAGTAAAAGGAAAATTTGATATCAGTTCCGGCACATTTACAGCTGACAGCGAATAATTTTTTTTAGGAGGGCATAGAAAATGGCAAAAACAATTAATACAAACATTGATGATGGATTTCTTCTTTTCACATTCACGAACAAGCAGGGTGAAGTGTTCTCTTCATTCAAACTGAATCCTACCGACATCAACATTGCAGCAAGAGCGGAAGAATTGGAAACTTTCTTTGAACAGGCTCAGGAATCTGTTAAAAATGTCTCTTCCGGCAAAGAGATGGCGGAGATTAATAAGCAGATCGAGGACAAAATCAATTATATGCTCGGATACGAAGCATCTAAGGATTTATTTAAAGAACCAATTACCGCAACAACTGTTTTTGGAAATGGTCAGGTATTCGCTTATATCGTCCTTGACAAAATCAATGAAGCACTTACTCCAGAGATTGAAAAGAGAAAGAAAAAAATGCAGGAAGTGGTCAATAAGTACACGGAGAAGTATACAAAATGACCGCCTATGAGTTGCCCACCTCACTAAATATCAGTGGGGTGGATTTTTCTATCAGAACGGATTTTCGAGTAATTATTGACATTCTGGTCGCCATGAATGACCCAGAATTGGACGAACAGGCGAAAGCTGTTGTTATGTTACAGATTTTGTTTGAGGACTGGCAAAGCATACCCCTGGAACATCTTACAGAAGCTTGTCAGAAAGCTTGCGAGTTTATTGATTGTGGTCAATTCGATGATATCCCGAACAAGCCCAAACCCCGTTTGATGGACTGGGAACAGGATGGAGATATGATCGTTCCGGCTGTGAACAAGGTTGCTGGTAAAGAAATCAGATCAGTACCTTATATGCACTGGTGGACGTTTTTTGGATACTTTATGGAATCTGGCGAGTGCCTGTTCAACACCGTAGTTGGAATCCGGTCAAAAAAAGCAAAGGGCGAAAAGTTCGATAAATGGGAAAAGAAATTCTATCAAGAGAATAAAAACATAATTGACATAAAAACACGTCTCAGCGACGAGGAGCAAGCTTATAAAGATAAGCTGAATGAGATGTTGAACCTCAAATAGTTAGGAGGTGGACACATGGCTGCTGATGGCTCAGTCATTATTGATACCAGAATGGACACATCAGGCGTGCAAAACGGCGTATCAGCAATCAGGCAGTCTTTTAACGGACTTGGCAGCGTAGTAAAAAAAATAGGCGTACTGATTGGCGGAGCATTTGCGATTGGAAAACTGACGCAGTTCGGTAAGGAATGCGTAGAACTCGGCTCTAACCTTGCCGAAGTGCAGAACGTGGTCGATGTTACATTCACAACCATGTCGGACAAGGTAAACGAATTTGCAAAGAATGCTATGACCTCTGCCGGACTGTCAGAAACCATGGCAAAACAGTATGTCGGAACGTTCGGAGCAATGTCTAAGTCGTTCGGTTTCTCCGAAGCACAGGCTTACGACATGTCAACAGCTCTGACGCAGCTGACTGGTGACGTAGCATCATTCTATAACATTAGTCAAGACTTGGCTTATATCAAGCTGAAATCAGTGTTTACGGGAGAAACGGAAACGCTCAAGGACCTCGGTGTGGTAATGACCCAGTCGGCGCTTGACCAGTTCGCGCTGGCAAATGGCTATGGTAAAACCACATCCGCCATGACTGAACAGGAGAAAGTGGCTCTCCGCTTGGCTTTTGTACAGAAACAGTTGTCTGCCGCATCTGGTGACTTTATCCGAACATCTGGCAGCTGGGCAAACCAGGTACGAGTGATGCAGTTACAGCTGCAATCTCTCAAAGCAACAGTCGGACAGGGATTAATCAATCTCTTCACTCCCGTTTTGAGAGTTATTAATATTTTACTGGGCAAACTGGCAACTCTGGCGAATGCCTTCAAGTCATTTACGGAGTTAATCACCGGGAAAAAATCTTCTGGTCAGACAGGTGCAAGTGGCGCAGGTCTTGCCGGGACAGATGCAATAGCTGATACGGCAGACCAATATGGAAATGCTGCCGACAATGCCGAAAAGCTGGCAGATGCAACAAATGATACAGCGGATGCAACTAAGAAAGCTACTAAAGCGGCAAAAGGGTATCTTAGTCCTCTCGACGAAATAAATAATTACTCAACGGATAAAAGTGCGGATTCATCGTCAAAAGTACCGGGCACAACTGGCGGACTTGCAGATCGGATGAAAGATGCTGTACAAAATGTTGATTACGGAAAAATGGCAAAGGGTGAGACAGTTCTTGATAAGATGTTAAAGCCATTAAATAAGATAATCAACAGATTTAAAGAACTAGCTAAATTGGTTGCAAAAGGATTCTGGGATGGATTAGGAGATTACGAGCCAATTTTTGACGGAATAAAAAAGGATCTCGATTCCATATGGAAATCTTTAAAGGATATCTTTACTGATTCAGAAGTTACTAAAGCAGCAAATAATTTTCTTGATTCATTTGCATATGCAATTGGACAAGTTGCCGGCTCATTTACCAGAATCGGATTAACAATTGCGCAAAACATTATAGGCGGAATCGAAAAGTTTTTAAAGCAGAACACGCAAAGAATAAAGAACTATCTGATAGATATGTTCAATATCGGCTCTGAAATTGCACAAATAGGTGGAAATCTTGCAGTTGCTTTCGCTGATGTTTTCTCAGTTTTCGGTGGAGAAACTGCGCAACAGATCACAGCAGATTTAATCGGAATCTTTGCTGAAATCGGAATGGTTCTTACGGAAACGGCTGCAAAACTTGGCAGAGACATCCTTAACATGATTGCGCAGCCTTTTATCGACAACAAGGACATTTTAAAGTCAGCAATCGAGGGTAGTCTCGGAGCAATAGAAACCGTAACAAGCGGCGTCTTAATAGTTGTTCAAAACCTTAGCGACGCAATATCAAGGTTATACGATGAACACGTAAAGCCGTTCTTTGATTCTATAGCAAATGGACTGTCAAGCATATTTGGAACTCTGATAACTGGATATAACACATACGTTCTTCCAGTACTACAAGGACTGGCGGAACAGTTCAAAGGACTATTAGAGGGACCATTAGGGGATGCGATTTTAAAGATAGAAGCATTCCTCGGAAAACTCATTGATTCTCTGAAACTTCTGTGGGAGTCAGTGTTAGTGCCTTTGATTAACTGGATAATCGCAAATTTGCTTCCGGTTGTGGCAAAGATAATTGACGTTGTAGGAACCACAGCAATAAAAGTCTTGGAATCATTAATTAAAATTATTGGTGATGTAACAGACACGCTGAGTGGAATCATTGATTTTCTTGTCGGCGTTTTCACGGGAGACTGGGAACTGGCTTGGCAGGGAATAAAAGAGATTGCGGATGGAGCATGGAGTTTTATCAAAGATGTTGTGTCAGGTGCGTGGGAGATAATTAAAACCGTAACAAAAGGCGCGTTGAGTATAATAAAGAGCATCATCAGCACTGCTTGGAATGCGATTAAAGCATTGACTTCAACAATCTGGAACGCAATTAAAAAGACCCTTTCTGGTCTTTGGAACTCTCTTAAATCCACAGCCAGCACAGTATTTAATGCAATTAAAACTAAAGTTGTAGGCGTATGGGACAGCGTAAAGAACAAGACATCAAAAACATGGGAAAACGTAGCTACGTTCGTATCTAATAAAGTAGAAGCGATAAAAAATGCTATCACTAATAAGTTTAATGCCGCCAGAGATGCAGTCAGATCTGCGTTTGAAGGCATTGTGGATTTTATTAAAGCTCCGATCAATCAAGCAATCAGCATTGTTAATAATGCAGTTGGAATGATTAATAATGCAATTGGTGGAATTGAATCTGCATTTTCCTTTGGACCCTGGACTGTTCCAACACCGTTTGGTTCAAAGACTATTGGATTTCATGCAACATTTCCACGTATCGGAACTATCCCATATCTGGCCAGTGGTGCAGTTATTCCACCAAGGTCAGAATTCCTTGCGGTATTAGGTGACCAGAAGAAAGGCAATAACCTGGAAGCGCCGGAAAGTCTGTTACGTCAGATCGTCCGGGAAGAATCAGGAAAGGGACAGGGAGACGGAAATACCTACAATGTTACAGTTAATGCATCTGGCAGAAAACTGTTAGATATTATTATCAGTGAAGCTGAAATGAGAAGGAATCGGAACGGGAAGAACCCATTTGAGTTAGCATAGAGGAGAAAATATGGAACAGGAACAATTTAAAATAGACAACGTTGTTATAAGAGCACCGGACAGTTACAAGCCGGTGTTCGCAACCACTTCTACAGAAGACTCTAAAAGAAGTCAGGATTTGATTATGCACAATACACCAATGGGGACAATTGGTGGGTATGACATGCAATGGGGCGAGCTTACGTGGGCTGAAATAGCAACCATACTAAATACTGTGCTTAACAAAAGCCAATTCACATTCCACCATAAAGACCCTACTGTTCCGGGAAGATGGATAGACAGAACATTCTACGCATCAAATTTCAACATGGCTGCGCAAACTTTAAAAGATGGGGAAGAAAAGTGGACGGATTTGTCTATTAATGTAAGGAGGATTGAGCCGATTTGATAAATGTATCTACTCAGTTAAAAAAAGAATCTCTTACAAACAGAAATTATTACGTGACAGCAAATGTTACATTGTCAAATGGCGCAACTCTTAAGCTAGGCAAAAAAGACTTTTATCTGTCTGGAAATAGTCTCGTAGATTCAGCAGACTCTGGGGACTTCCCGGTGGGTGTAGCAATAGAAAAAACGGCAAGTTTATCATTGGTAAATGATGACGGACGCTTTGACGGATATAATTTTAATGCTGCAAGGTTTGTTATCTTTCTCAATGTGCGGTTATCTGACAGGATAGAAACTATAAAAAGAGGTACTTATATTGTGTCAAAGAAACCTGCAACGGCAAGCGAAATAAGTCTTTCCCTCTTAGACAAAATGCATAACGCTGATAAGACGTATGATTCTAATTTATCTTTTCCTTGTACGGTCAAGGAACTGCTCTCAGAATGCTGTCAGCAATGTGGAATCACTCTTGGAGATGCAATGTTTCCAAATGCGGACTTTCAGATTCGGAAAGCGCCATCTAATGCGACATACCGTACAGTAATCGGAATGTGTGCCGGGATAGCCGGTGGAAATGCAAGAATCGACGAAAATGACTTACTCAGGATTATTACGTTTGATAAGACATTTACCAATACGACTATTTACGATGGTGGAGCAGTAAAGAACTGGACAAATGGTGATGATCTGGATGGCGGCACGCTTAATCCATGGACAATGGGGACTGTGATTGATGGTGGTACGTTAAGCAATAACGATTATCACGCGTTATTTTCAATTCAGAATCTACAATATGACGTAGACGATGTTATTGTAACAGGTGTCAAATATGTAGAAGATGAGACCGAATATATGTCAGGTCAGGACGGCTATGTGATTACTATTGACAATCAGCTATTGTCGGGCAATGCACAGGCAGGAGTCGAAGCTATTGGAAATCAATTAATCGGTTTGCGAATGCGTCCTTTCTCATGTGACGGAATTGCCAACGGATACGCCACTTTTGGCGATCCAGTTGAATTTATTGACACAAAGAATCGTGTTTTTAGATCATTTGCAACTAATGTAGAATTTGTGTTTGGTGGCTCAACATCATGGAACTGTGGCGCAAAGAGTGCTGAAGAAGATGCAAGCGAGTTTATTGGTGGACAGCAGGCAGTGGTAGAACAAGCAAAAAAAGACACAGAGAAAAAGCTATCTGCATATGACGTAAAGCTCAAACAGATGAATGAACTTGCAGCGAACACGCTGGGTTTCTTCTATACAGAGGAAGCACAAGAAGATGGTTCCGTAATTACGTACCGGCATGATAAGCCTACACTTGCTGATTCTAAAGTAATTTATAAAACAAGTGCTGATGGATTCTTCTTGTCAGTAGACGGCGGTCAGACATGGAAAGCCGGCTTTGATAGTAATGGAGATGCCGTTCTGAATATTCTCTATGCCATCGGTATTCAATCAGAATGGATTAACACGAGAGGTTTTACAGCAAAAGACAATAATGGGAATACGACATTAAGAATAGATGCCAACACAGGCGCTGTCACATTAGAGGTTGAAAACTTTACACTGAAAAGTAGAACTATTGAACAGATTGCCAAGGACGTTGTGGATGGGTCAGTTCGTAATGTGACTATCCCGAACTATTATGGCACGTATACACCAACATTGCAGAATTATCCGGCATCTGAGTGGAAAAGTGAAGAATATGAAAAGCATGACGGCTCGATATTCATGAACTTCTCTACAAGCCAGGTATATATGTTTTCTGGGACTGATGGCACTTGGCGGGAACTGGACGCTGAAAAAATTGTCAATTTTGAAAGAGTTTTTAACGCTTTAACGGATAACGGTAAGCAAGAGGGAATTTATATGCAGAACGGACATCTGTATATAAATGCTTCCTATATTAAGTCCGGCAAGATTTCAGCTGATTTAATTAGCTTGAAAAACATTAATGTTACAAACAATTCTGGAACATCAACATTTGCGATTGATAACTACGGAAATGTTACGCTCAGACCTGATACATTTGTATTAACAAATGGTGATACAATATATAGTGTTGCGGAAGACAAAGCTTCGACAGCGCTATCAAGTGCAAACAGCTATACAGATAAAGCGCTCAGTGATCTCGACATAGGAAAAATGTCCAAGCAAGAGATTATTAATGTGCTAAGCGATAACAGCAGCAATAAAGGCCTGTATCTATCAAATGGCAATGTGTACATGAATGCCGATTATATTAACACAGGCGAATTAGCAGGATGGAAAGTTGGAATTAAAAAGCTTTCAGCAAGTGGCACGTATGGAGAAGTAATACTAGATGCTTCAACTGGAGAGATCTATTCAGAGACGAATACAGGAATATATGTACCGGGGTACGGGACATTGTATGGAACGCGTATTAGAGGAATCAATCTTTATACAGGAACCGTACATGCAAGTTCAGCCTCGTTTAATAAAAGCGTTTCGGCAGACAGCGTTTCGGCGGACAGCGTTTCGGCGGACAGTGTTTCGACATCAAAAAAAGTTACAGTAGGTACGCACGTAGAAGCCAGTGGTCATTTCTATAGCATCGGAACGGGGACAGACCTTGCGGATTTAAGTGTCCGAGGGACAAAGAAGAGGATTTTTCCAACAAAAAACTATGGTACACAGGCGTTTTATTGCTACGAAATGGCATCCCCCATGTTTGGAGACATCGGAGAAGCATCCATATCAGAAGACGGCACATGTCTGATAGACATAGATGACATATTCCAAGAATCTACTAATGTAAGGATTGAATATTATGTGTTCTTGCAAAAGGAAGGAGATGGAGATTGTTGGGTAGACCAAAAAGAACAGACATATTTCACTGTAAAAGGTACTCCGGGGCTTAAATTTGCATTTGAAGTCAAAGCGCGTCAAGCTGACTATGAACACATGCGTTTTGCTGATGCAAGTGAAACAGCTTACGATAGGGCAATAGACACAGACATGCCAGAGTCAGACTACAGTAAAAGCCTTGAAATATCAGAACCCGATTACGAAAAAGAGCTTCTTAATAACAGGGAAAAAATTATTGACGAAATGGAGGAAATATCATGAAAAAAATTCTTACAAGTTTTATGAATCTCAGCACTGGAGAAGGAAGTCGCATTGCTTACACCTATTCAGAAGTAGACGAAAACACGGGAAGTATCATCAGTCAGAATAATAAAGGTAATTTCCTTGTGATGAATGACGATGTGCAGAAAAATCTTGATTCCGTAAAGGATTACATAAAAAATAATTTCCTTTCATAAGGAGGTAAGTCTAATATGGCCAATACATACACAATACAATTCCGGCGCGGTATGTACGCCGATTTTGATACGTCGAAAATTCGTCCCGGAGAGCCCGTTGCGATTCTTGGCAATGACCCGTCCGTTCCATCCGGTAAAGCCTTATACATTGCATTTGCGGCTAATGATGTAAGGCGGTTGTGTTCCATTGAAGATATTTCAGAGATGATTGATGCTGGAGAATTTGTTGGTCCGCAGGGCCCCAAAGGTGAAAAAGGAGATAAAGGTGATCCGGGAGAAAAGGGTGCGGATGGCACCGTGACATTTGAATCGCTGACACCTGAGCAGAAAGAATCACTGAGGGGCGTCTCTATCACAGCGGTTAACATTGACATAGATGGAAATTTGACAATAACATTTTCAGATGGTGATAGTGAAAATATTGGGAATATTATGGGACCTCAAGGAGTGCAAGGCCCAAAAGGTGAAAAAGGAGACGTTGGTCCGCAGGGGCCAGTTGGTCCGCAAGGCCCGCGAGGAGAAAAGGGTGAACAAGGAAATGACGGAACATCTCTTAATGTCCTTGGTACAAAAGAATCTGAGGCAGACCTCCCCCTGAGTGCAGAGAAGAACGATGCATATTTAATAGACGGAGAAATGTGGGTTTTCGACGGCACGAATTGGAACAATGCTGGCAAAATTCAGGGGCCACAGGGGCCAGTTGGTCCACAAGGCCCAAAGGGCGACCCAGGACCACAGGGTGTAAGAGGAGACCCCGGAGAAAAAGGAGAACAGGGAGTACAGGGTCTAAAAGGCGATACTGGGCCGCAAGGTGAACAAGGTCCAGTTGGTCCAAAAGGTGAGCAAGGAGATACTGGTGCGCGAGGAACCACATTCACTCCTGTTGTAGACAGCAAAGGAAACATAAGTTGGAGTAATGACGGAGGACTTGAAAACCCCCAGACAGTAAATATTACCGGGCCGCAAGGCGATACGGGTGCAAAAGGAGATACTGGACCGCAGGGAGAAAAAGGTACTACGTTCGTCCCAAATGTGGACACTGATGGGAATATAAGTTGGAGTAACACTGATGGAATTACCAATCCCGAAACAGTCAATATCAAAGGACCAAAAGGAGACAAGGGAAGTGACGCAACTGTTCCGATTGCTACAATCGAAACTCTTGGTAAGGTTAAACCTGACGGCAAGACAACATTCATAGATGAAGACGGAACACTCCACGCAAAAGGTGGTGGCACAACTGTTACTCCCAAGCCCGTAAACAACCCAACGATCGAGAACTTAAACGCATCTGTCACGATTAAATGGCAAGACCCTGAAAACACGGTAATCAGTGGTTCAACATTCTCTACATGGGCTGGTACAAAACTTGTAATGAAAGAAACAGGCTATCCTGCAAATCCAGATGACGGAACGCTTGTGGTTGATAATACAACGAGAGATAAATACAAAACAACAGGATATACCGTTACAGGGCTGACAAACGGCAAGCAATATTACTTTGCGCTGTTTCCATATTCTACCGATGGCGTGTATAACTACGATGCGGGTAATAGACTGATTGGGGAACCAGAGAGCTTCAAGATTGTCACATTTGCCGACGGAACAGACGCAGAGATTGAAAAGATAATTGAAGCGCACTACGCAGGCAAAATCAACATTGGAGATTATTGGGCGGTTGGCGACAAGAGGACAATTCATCATAACGCCATGCCTGCAACTGGCGTAAGTGAGTCACACAAGGCAAATGATTACGCTTATGTGATTATCGGAATCGAGCATGATGACTTAGTGACTGCTATCAATGGCAAGACTAAAGCTGCTATTACAATTCAGACAGAACGTATGTTGTATTTAGACACTACGACAGAATATAACGCCTCCTATGATACATCACATGAATGTGGTTATATAAACGGTTCAAGTACAAATAGTGGTGGTTGGGAAAGCTGCGCAAGACGTACGTGGTGTAATAATGTGTACAAGAAATGTTTGCCTACTTATATTCAAAATATGATGAAGCAAGTCAAGAAGTTGACATCTGTAGGAAGCCGAAGCAATACGATTAAAGTCTCAAATGACTATGTATTTTTGCCTTCTGAAATTGAGGTTTTTGGCAGTATAAAGTATTCTTTCACAGGCGAGGGAGAGCAGTATCAGTACTTTAAGAACGCAACTGCTAATATGTATAAGAAACCGTACTTTAGCAGCAATTTCGTGTCTGGCCGCTATTGGGAACGTTCGCCTTACTTCAGCAGCGAAAAAGGCTTCTGCCATATGGACATGAACGGGAAAACGTACTACAGCGACGTTAGCTACGCTCTTGGCATTTCCCCCTGTTTATGCATGTAAAATCCTAGCAAACCTCATCTACTGCTGCAAGGCGGTTAAAAGGATTTGCGACAAACACAATTTCCCCGTCAAGCCGAGAGAAACTGAATATTCATGAATAGTATCAAACAATCGGGAAAGTAAATCAATGAATTATTTATAGCTGAATAGCTAAGAACAGGAGGTGTATATGGACAAAAAGGAAATTGCAAATATCTACAAAGCTATCAATCGAGTTTCAAACAGGCTGAATGAGATGTCTGAGAAGTTAGATGTTGTGATGCAAATGCTTAATGCAGAATCTAATCGTAAAATTCTGATTAATGGTGATGGTATTGACGGTCTGGCTGAACTTGTATCAACGCATGATTCGGCACTTGATGAACTGGCTACTTTAGTTGCAACAATCAGAGGTGAGAATAATGGTTAAATTTTACGAAGAAAGAGTTATTAATGAATTGAAAAAATGGACAGATGTTCCCGAGTTGTGGAATAAGAAGGTAATTGAAAGGCTTCAAAAGGATGGCTATGTACTGAATGAGGACGGGACAGTAACAGAATCAAAACCAGGGATAGTGAAATAAAATACGTGCAAGGGAGAAAATATGGAAATTAAAGGAATTGACGTATCATCTTATCAGAGTAAGCCAGACTGGGCGAAAGTATCGAATTCTGAAATTAAGTTTGCAATATTGAGAATCCATCAAAAATCTGGAACTGATTCCTCTTTTGAGCATAACTACAAAGGATGCAAGTCAAATGGAATCCTTGTCGGCGGATATAAATACAGTTACGCTCTGACACCGGCACAGGCAATTGATGAAGCTGAGAGCGTAATTTCTGTTCTTGGCGGACGCGGAATGGACTTTCCAATCTTCTACGACCTTGAATGGAGTCAGCAGAGAAACCTTGGAAAACAGGCGATTGAGAATATTGCAGTAGCATTTCTGACCAGAATCAAAAAAGCCGGTTATAAGGTCGGTATCTACTGCAATCTTGATTGGTACAATAACGTTCTGTCAGACACCCTGAAAAAGTACGATTGCTGGATTGCTCGTTATCCGGCTAGTGATAATGGCTCTGTACAGGAAAGATTGCGTCCATCTGTTGGTGTAGGCTGGCAGTATTCCAGTAGAGGAAAAGTATCCGGCATTAGTGGTAACGTTGACATGGATGTATTCTATAAGGATTACAAAGAGGAGGTTTCTGCAATGGATAAAGCTATTGAAAAAGTGATTCTCATTGCAAAAAATGAGATTGGATACCTTGAAAAGAAGAGCAATAGTCAGCTCGACAGTAAGACTGCAAACGCCGGTTCGAACAACTATACGAAGTATTGGCGAGACATTAAGCCATCATATCAAGGACAGCCTTGGTGCGCAGCATTCGTGAGTTGGTGTTTTATGGAAGCATTCGGACAGGAAAAAGCAAAAAAACTGTTGAAGCACTGGCCCTATGTTTACTGCCCAACACTTGGTAATCTGTTTACAAGGAACGCTAATCCAAAGATCGGTGATATTGTAATTTTTTATCATAATGGAACTTTCACCCATACCGGCATCGTAACGGCTGTAATCGGAGACAGGTTCTATACCATCGAGGGAAATACTTCTGGCGCATCTGGAATTATTGCAAATGGCGGCGGTGTCTGCGCAAAGAGTTATCTTAACAGCCAGATGCCCGGAACTAAGTTCTGTACACCAGATTATAGTATTGCATCTGTACCCGCAAAATCTGAAAATGCATTGCCTAATACCGCACAAGCAGGAGAGAAATATATGTTTAATCCAGAAACAGTAAAAGCAGGAGACAAAAATACATCTGTGCTTCTCTTACAGGAAATATTAAGAGCCAGAGGCTTTAAAGGCAAAAACGGCAAAGCCCTGAAACTTACATGGACAGCAGATGCAAACACGATTTACGCTCTGAAAGCTTATCAAGAATCTAGGAAAGATGTTCTGGAAGTGGACGGAGTCTGTGGACCCGTCACATGGAAAGATTTGATTGCCATATAAAAACATCCCGGGGTTAATTCCCCGGGAACTTTATTTATAAACATATTTTGTATCATTTCGGAAGTTTTAGACTGTTATCGTTAGTCACACGTTAGTCACAAATAAAAATATTGTTTCCTAATATAATAGTGCCAAAAACACTGTATTTACAGGCATTTGCGCAATTTTCTAAATTCTATTTGTTAGTCACAATCAATAAAATTAGAATAATGAAAATGAAATGAAGGAAATCCTTGCAAAATCGCTGAAAACGTTGATTTTAATAGGGTTTCCGGCATTTCGATAATGATATTTCGGTTGTTTTAGAAAGATTAAAATGGATTCCGTTAGTCACAGTTAGTCACAAATGGAACTTTTATCTTTTCTATTTCTGTCCGGAGTTCTTCCAGTGTTCTGTGGCCGTACACAGCGTTTGTAACATCTCCACCAAAAGAGTGGCCGAGCATTCGCTTTCGGTCATTCTCCCGGACACCGTATTTTTCACACAGCGCAGAAAAGGTATGTCGACAATCGTGCGGCGTGTGTTTCGGATTTCCGACTATTCCCAAACGTTCCAGTGTAGGATAGAACAACGCTTTTCTATGGTGTTGCTGAGTATATACACATAGTTTTCCATCTTGTGCCAGCACTTTCTGTTCAGCAAAATGGTATATGGCAGGATGTATCGGGACGATTCTGTTTTTACCCGCTTTTGTTTTGATTCCACCTTGAAAATATTTCTCTTCCAGGTTGGTTGTAAGTTTTAACACTTCACCGATTCTCCAACCAGAATAGCACATAATAAGAATGAGCTGCACTTCTGGATCGTTGGCATTATCCCATAAAGTTTGTAGTTCCTGATCAGAAAATGGCGTTCCATGTTCGGTGTCGTTATCAGCGTTGACATGGACATATAATGCCTTATTTTCCGTTACAATTTCTGAGTAAACTGCATATTTGTACATCTGCTTGAACAGAGTCAAAATAGCCATCTGGCTTTGCTTTTTCAGCTTACAATCATCAATAACCTTTTGCATATCAGGAGCCTTTAAATCTTCGAATATGCGATTGTGCAGAACAGTACAGTTCGTATAAGCTGTCCGGTATGCTTCCTTTGAGCTGTACGACAGTTTTGTCCCCTCTGGGAACTTCCACGCATAAAACTGTTTATATACCTCTGAGAACGTCAATTTCTTGATTTCCGGGTGCTTATCCTCTACACCCTTGATTGTATTGTAGTCGGCAATCAAGCGGTTCACAAGGGCGTCTATGTCCATTGTAGGGGACACCTCAAGAGTCCGTTCCATGCCGGGTTGGTACGTGCCAGCTTTGTAAGCTGTCAGGACAGTGAAGCCTTTTATCCAGTCATCTACATAGCAGATTGCCGGCGGACGGACAAGAGCACCAAAATCATCCTTGAATGCTGGTGGATGCACCGCAAAGCAGTTTCTCCGATTCTTGCCAAGGTAACGGATGCTGCCGAAACTATTTGGAAGTTTCGGATATTTCTTTCTTTTCTTCGACATTTTATTCCTCTTTTCTTTAAACGGTTGTTTGAGTATAAAAATAACAGCCGAACAAATTTTCTGTCTTGTTCGACTGCTCCGAAGATGATACAATATGTTTTGCCAGAATATAGCATCTCTCCGGAGATGTATAAACGCCGTCTCGGTACGCCAATGCCGGGGCGGTTTTTTTATTTAATTATGTGATTTCCAATTTACTCTCATTACAATTCCTACAATCCAATAAATTCCACCAGTGAAGATTCCTAAAATAAAAATCCAAAACCAACTTAAATACCATGGTATTTTCCGTTTTATATACGGCGCACCTGAACTTGCTGCTGAGGACGCAGAGGAAGATGCAGAATTGTTAATGATGATGTCTCTGTTGTTAGAAGTCAACTGCTCTACTTGTTTTCCACACTTAGGACACACTACACAGTCGCCGTCAATAAGTTCTCCGCAGTGCTTACAATATTTTTTCTTTTCATTCATAATAAACACCCTCCTGATATGTTTTCGCCACACTTCGCACTTTTTATGCGGATTATGTATTTTGTACCGCTGATTTTGCAATATTATGTAAAGTACGGTTATTCGTGGTATTTTTATTTTATCATTTTAAGAGCATATTGTAAAGATTTAGAACGAAATAGAGTGATTTAGATGAAAAAGAAATGTTTTTTTCTATAAAATAGTGAGAGTTCATGTATATCATTGGCAGTTGCCAAGAGTCGGAATAGATGGTATAATAGCAAAACGAACTAATGTTCGGTTCTATTTCCCACGGCCGGACATATACTGTAGCGTAGGTGGTAGTTGTGATAGGGAGGGTTATTATGGATTATAAGAAAGAGATTATTGAACTAATAGAAAATATACATAGCGAAAAATTTATGAAGTTTTTATACAACATGATTATTTCGTTCAAGAAACAATGGGGGTATTAAGAAAGCAGGGAATTAATCCCTGCCTTTTTTATGAAGAAATTCAATCATGTCGAAAACGCTTTTCTTATCAGATTCGCTTAATTCAATCAGCAACTTAACATGTTCAACGATGTTCGGATTTGACATCATCTTTGGAATAAAATCCGTGTTTGTTTCCAAATTCTCTTCCCATCCCATTAGGTAAGCGGGCGTTGTGCTAAGTGCTTTCGCTAACTTATCTATGTATTCAGCAGGAACTTTATCAATATCACCCTTTTCATATCTAAATATAGTTGATCTTGAAACTCCTAATTTCTCAGCCAACTCATCAGCACTCATATTAAGCTGTTTTCTTCTTTTTTTCATTTGTTCACCAGTTTCCGACATTTTCCACACCTCCTTTCCTTGAAATTATAATACCACAAGTGATGCAAATATGCAACAAAAATAATTGCAAAAATGCGATTTTTAGTATTGACAAATGCGACTGCAAGAGGTAATATATAATCACAAAGTCGCAATAATGCTACTGGAAAGGAGGTAAAACTTGTGATTGTAAATATAGCAAGACTTAAAGGTAAAATTGTTGAGCATGGAAATACGCAAGAAGCTGTTGCAAGCGCAATTGGTATGGACAGAAGTACTTTTTACCGCAAGCTGAAAGACGGCGGCGAGAAGTTTACAATCGGTGAAATTCACGGAATTGTAAACGCAGTTCCTTTAAGTAGGGATGAAGCAATAGACATTTTTTTTACACAGCAGTCGCAATAATGCTACCGGAAAGGAGAATAAATGGATGCATTACAATTTAACAAAGCCGTCAGTCAACACTGCAAAGAATCTGGTGGAGACTGTTGCAAATGTGACCTACGGCTTTACTGTTACCTATCGCCAAGTGAGCGACCAGATGAGTTAGTGAGCCTGGTTATTGATTTTTTGCATAACCACATTGAAAACCATGATCATTATACCCATCACAGTGCGGCTTCATTTCCGTGTATTGATGATATGGACATGAGCACCGCAGTAGGTGGCGACC